GTATTGTTAAAGAAAGTTTAATTCAGATACGAAAGAAAAAGGAAACTCTTATGGGACGAGTAAGTGATTGGTTAATAGAGATGGAAGAAGATGCTGCAAACTTAACTCTCAGTGCTTGGATTGCAAAGCATGGTACAAATCGTAAAGATATCTGGGCAAGAGTGCAAAAAGAAAGAGAAGATCAATTGGAATTGGATATTCCTAAATGAGTAGAAGTTTTCTCCAAAAAGAAAGACAAAGAATCTTTCGGGAATTAATTCGTCAATATCAACAGGATGGATATGATACTCGTGAAGCTAAAAGAATAGCTAAACAAGATACCGATGACATTATGTCTGATAAAGAAACCTTTATTGATAACTATATACAAGATACTTGGGAAGATGTAGATGAATAGTAAAATAGTTTGCATTGAGTGGATTGATTCAGCAGAATACAATGATGCCGAATGGAAGACAGAGCAAGAGGTTAAAGATTTAAAACCTATGGTAATCAAGACTGCTGGAATATTAGTTAATGAAGATGATCTGTATTTAACCATAGCTTCATCCATTAATAATGCTGATAGTAAAGTGGATGCTGAATATGGAGGGTTGATTTCCATACCAAAGTTTGCTATATCAAAGAGGTGTTCTGTTCCAATTGGTTTCACCAATGAAACTATGAGTCAACGAATGAAGGAGATAGAAGATGAAACTTGGCCTGGACCGGGGGTGTAAATGCAACAAAAGAAATGGTTAGATAGAGGGGCATGTCCTGCTTGTGGATCAAGTGATGCCAATGTAAATCATACGGCAGGATATTCATGGTGCTTCTCTTGTGAAACTAGATTCGATGATAATGTAGTAACAATATCTAACACGAAGGTAAAATCTATGGCTACAACTGGAGAATGGGGAGAGATATCTGAAAGAAAAATATCTCTTGATACTGCCAAGAAATTCAATACGAAAGTTAAACGTAATGGTAATATAACAACACATCATCTATATGGATACTATAATGATAAGGGTGAACATATAGGAAATAAAATAAGACAGACCAAAGATAAACGTATGTGGGTGGAGGGTGAGCTGTCTGATGCTGTACTCTTTGGACAAAATATATTCACACAAAAGGCAAAGTATATTACAGTTTCAGAAGGTGAGATAGATGCCATGAGTGCCTATGAATTAATGGGATCGAAATGGCCTAGTGTTAGTATAAAAACTGGAGCTGCTGGTGCATTAAGAGACTGCAAAGAAGCCTTTAACTATCTAGACATGTATGACACTGTTGTTCTTTGCTTTGATATGGATAAGCAAGGACAAGATGCTGCTGAAAAAGTAGCTCAATTGTTCTCTCCTAATAAGTGTAAGATAATGAGGATGGAACATAAAGATGCCAATGAATATTTAAAGATGGGACAACGAGAAGCATTCAATCAATGTTGGTGGGCAGCTAAACCATATACACCGGCAGGAATTATTAACTTGAAAGATCTTGGTTCCTCCCTTTATGAAGAAGAATATTGTGAGACTTGTCTATATCCTTGGCCTAAAATGAATGAAAAGACTTATGGAATGAGAACCGGAGAGCTTACGACGTTCTGTTCTGGGGCTGGAATGGGAAAGAGTTCCATAACTAGGGAACTTATGCACCATCTATTACGTAACACACAAGATAACATAGGTATCCTTGCCCTGGAAGAAGGTATAAAACATACGGCATGGAACATCATGTCTGTCGAAGCAAGTGCTCGTTTATATATTAAGGAAATTAGATCAGGATATAGTCAAGAACAATTAAAAGAATGGCAGGATGCTACTATTAATAGTGGTAGGTTCTTTGCCTTCGATCACTTTGGATCTGTAGAGAATGACGAGATACTTGCCCGACTTAGATACATGGCCCAAGCACTTGACATTAAGTGGGCCATTTTAGATCACTTATCAATCCTAGTTTCGGGACAAGAAGATACAGACGAGAGAAAAAGTATAGATATATTAATGACGAAGCTAAGATCCCTTGTAGAACAAACAGGTATATGTCTCTTGTTGGTGTCACATTTACGTAGACCTTCTGGAGATAGAGGACATGAGGATGGTCGAGAAATATCCCTTTCACATCTCAGAGGGAGTGCAAGCATCGGGCATCTCAGTGACACCGTTATTGCATTGGAACGAAATCAACAGGATGATGATCCTATCCTATCTAATACAACGACGATTCGTATTCTAAAGAATAGATATACGGGAGATACAGGAATATCTACTCACTTGTTTTACAATAAAGATACTGGTAGAATGACAGAAATTAATAACCCTTTTGACACAGGAGATGATTAATGGGAACTAAAAAGTTTGATGAAGAACTCTATAAGAGATCTGATCCACTAACAAATGGTATTATGAATAGATGGCTTATAAGAAATGGCTATACAAATATAGATTTAAAAGAAACTTATGGAGTTGATATTACTTGTACTAAAAATAATCCTCTCACTGGAAAAACTCTTTGTTTCTTTGAAACAGAAATATCATATACCTGGAAAAATAAATGGCCTAATGTTTGGATGTATATACATATCCCTTATCGAAAGAAAAAGATAATAGATAAATGGGTAAAGAATGGGTCAGAAGGTATCTTAACATTTGTTATGTTTAAAAATGATTGTAAACAAGCATGGTTTATAGATGGTCAAGTTGTAAGAGATGCTCCTATTAAAATAATTGATACTAAATATACAAGAAATGAAAAGTTTTTTAACATAGATATTAATGATGCTCATATGGTTAATATGAAAGAATCAGATATAAAAGAAAATAAAAATGTAAAAGATTTTAATAGTGAAAGATATTCTAAATGTAATAATGAAAGAATGCCTAAAAAGGAATCACTGTGATCGTTCTTACTGAAGAAGCTAACGAACATCTATCACGTATAGTTAGGGACCAAGCTGTTAAGGGTATTGAACTTGGTGTAAAGGGTGGTGGTTGTGCTGGGTTTACTTATGAATGGGATTTAGTAGATGATATTCCTGAGAAGCATGACGTAATACCACTCCTTGATGGTAATCTATATGTTAGACCGGAGGCTTTAATGTTTCTAATGAATGTAACTATAGATTATACGGATGGAATTAATGGTTCTTATATAGTATTTAAAAATCCTAATGCCACATCTCAGTGTGGATGTGGAGAAAGTTTTGGAGTATGACTGTAGTACTTGATATTGAAACAGATTCTTTAGATGCACAAAAGATCCACTGCATAGTAGCAAAAGATCTTTTAACATCTCAGGTACATGTATGGGATCATAATAACTTAGACAAGTTTAAATCTTGGTCCAGTACAATTGATAAGTTTATAATGCATAATGGAATATCTTTTGATGCTCCTATATTAAATAGATTACTTGATACTAATATTAAATTAAATCAAGTAGTAGATACTTTAGTTATGTCTCAATTATTTAATCCCATTAGAGAAGGTGGTCATAGTCTTGGTGCATGGGGAATTAGATTGAACCATCCCAAATGGGAGTGTGATAACTTTGAAACTTATGATGAAGACATGTTAAAGTATTGTAAAAATGATGTTAACTTAACAGAAACTTTATATAAACAGTTGTTTAAAGAGTCAGATAAATTCTCTCCCTTCTCTATCAATCTTGAACATAAGATCAGAGCTATCATAGATCAACAAGAGAAGAATGGATTTGCTCTTAATATACAAAAGACAATTGGATTACTTGCTCGTCTGTCAGATGAGGCACATGCTCTTGAGACATGGGCTTTGAAAGAATTTGAACCTACTATAGTTGAGATGAAAACTAAAACAAAATATATACCATTCAATATAGGATCTCGTCAGCAAATAGCCAATCGTTTAATGGAGAGAGGATGGGAGCCTAAACAATTTACAGATAAAGGTAATATAATAATTAGTGAGGAGATTCTGAATAAGATTAATATGGAAGAGGCAAAGAAATTCTCCAGGTTCTTCTTATTACAAAAGAGAATAGCACAGATTCAATCTTGGATTGATTCTTACAATGATACCACGGGTCGGGTACATGGTAGAGTCTTAACCTTACGAACTATTACGGGTCGAATGGCACATCATAGTCCTAACATGGCCCAGATACCAGCAATCCGAAGTCCCTTTGGTAAAGAATGCAGAGATTGTTGGACCGTGGAAAACCCACATACCCATACCTTGGTTGGAACAGATGCTTCAGGTCTTGAACTTAGATGTTTGGCTCACTTAATGAATGACAAAGCATATACAAATGAGATCCTGAACGGAGATGTTCATACAGCCAATATGAAAGTGGCTGGTATTACCGATAGAGATCAAGCCAAGACATTCATATATGCTTTTCTCTATGGAGCAGGGGCTGCTAAGATAGGTAAAATTGTGGGTGGAAATAGAGAACATGGACAGGAACTTATAGATAGGTTTCTATCTGGTATTCCTGCCCTTAAAAGGGTCCGTAGTAACGTTCAGAGAGCTGCTGAGAAGGGAAAGATTAAAGGTGTGGACGGACGTACCTTGTTCATAAGAAGCCCCCACAGCAGCCTTAATACTCTTATACAAGGAGCTGGGGCCAGCATATGTAAGGATTGGCTGGTCAATATGATACAAAGAGTTAACAGTACAGGAGTAGATGCCAAATTAGTGGCCTCTATCCATGATGAGTACCAATTTGAAGTGGCAAAAGGAGATGTAAAACGATTTGGAACTATAACAAGAGAGGCTATCAAGGATACAGAACGTAAATTAAAATTCAACTGTCCTCTGGATAGCACATGGAAAGAAGGAGAAACGTGGACCATGACACATTAATACTTGACAAACAATTAAAAGTATGAGACATTCAGTTTTTAACCCAGAAAAGGAATTATAAAAATATGCCAGTAATTTCAGGAACAGCTTATTGGGCTGCAATCACCAACCCAAATACCACCTTTGACTCTGATGGTATATGGTCTATTGACGTTGCCAATCTTGATAAGAAAAACTTAGAGATGGTTAAGAAAGACGGACTTGCCATTAAGAATAAAGGTGATGATCGTGGAGATTTTGTCACGGTCAAACGTCGGGTTCGTCGGAAAGATGGTTCTCTTAATCGTGCTCCTGACCTAGTTGATGGTCAGAAACGTACCATGACCAATACCCTTATTGGTAATGGCTCAAAGGTTAATGTACATTATACAACCTATGAGTGGGAGTTTAAGGGAAGGGCTGGAGTATCGGCTGACTTACGTGCAGTTCAGGTAGTCGAACTCATTCCTTATAATACAGAAGCTGATGAGGCTTTTGATGTTGTTGATGGTGCATTTGTTAGTGATGAAGGGGATGAAGATATCCCCTTTGCATCCTAGAAGTGAGAGGTGGGAGAGGTGTAAAAGCCTCTCCCTTTTCTTATATGAAAAACATAAATACATTGGTTGAAGATATCTATAATCTTTTTCAGTCCGATGATATTTCTCTGGATGAAAAAGAAATAGATACATGCATAAATGAATTTGGAGATAATATAAAAGAACATTTAAAGACAGCCTTGTATGAAAAAGAAAGGAGTAAACGTAATCTAAGATTATCTGCAATAGGAAAACCTGATAGACAATTATGGTATGATGTAAATAGGGAGAAAGAAAGTACTCCTGTTTCTTCTTCCACTCGTATTAAGTTTTTATATGGACACATCTTGGAAGAATTATTAATAGCTTTCTCCAGGTTAGCAGGACATACAGTTACTGATACTCAAAAGGAACTTAGTGTTGCAGGAGTGAAAGGTCATCAGGATTGTGTGATTGATGGGGTTCTTGTTGATTGTAAGTCCACCTCTCCACGAGGATTTGAAAAGTTTCAGAAAGCAGATCTTGTAAGAGATGATCCCTTTGGTTACATAGCACAGATATCTGCTTATGCTAAAGGAAATGAAGTAGATGAGGCTGCTTTCCTAGCCATCAATAAACAGAGTGGAGAGATATGTTTAACTCCGGTTCATTCTTTAGAGATGATAGATGCAGAAGATAGAGTTGAATATCTTAAAGTATTGGTACAACAAAAGAGTCCACCTAATCGTTGTTATAGTGACGTTAAAGATGGTGTCTCAGGTAATAAAAGATTAGGAACATCTTGCATATATTGTAATCATAAAAGAGAATGTTGGAGGGATTCTAATAATGGTCAGGGATTACGAGTATTCAACTATGCAAGAGGATATAGATATCTTACAAACGTTGGAAAGATTCCTGATGTACCGGAAGTTGTCAATTGGTAGACCATCATTGGTTAATATATGGAAAGGAGGAAGAATTTATTCCCAATCTTGATAAGTTTGGGTTTGTTTATTTAATAACCAATCTTAAAAATGGAAAAGGATACATAGGTTGTAAACAATATCTAATGTATAATCGGTTAAAAGAAACAGAATCCAATTGGAAAACATATATGGGTTCTTCTAAATGGTTATTGAAAGATATTGAAGAGGTGGGAAAGGAACATTTTAAATTTGAGATCATAGCTGAATATAAAAACAAACGTAGCCTACGATACTATGAGCTATATTATCAAATGAAATTCAATGTTCTTTCCTCCACTCTTGAAGGAACAGATGAACCAGCTTACTATAATTCAAGAGTGGGTGGTAAGTTCTATCGTCCTGTTGAGAGCTATCAAGATCCTGAATATAGAAAGAAACAATCTGAAAATACAAAGAAACGATTCTCAGATCCTGAAGCAAGAAAGATGATAAGTGAGTCTAATAAAAGAAGATCTAAAG